CCTTTGGGGATCAGGTTAAGGCCGGTGGTGCTGATAATGCTTTGGCGAAGCATCCGGCCGATTTCGAGGCGTTTCATATCGGGACGTATGACGATTCTGATGCCTCGTTTGAGATTTTCAGTCAGGAAAAGTCTGTGTGTCGTGGCGCTGATTATGTGGAGGTGCGGTCATGATGCATCGTAATAAGTCGGTAGATGCGCATTCGTTCGCTATGGTGCCGAAGGCGGACATACCGCGTTCGTCTTTCCGTATGGAGCGGAAGTATACGACGGCGTTTGATGGGGGGTTGTTGTACCCGGTTCTTTGTGAGGAGATGCTGCCGGGTGACACGTTTAATTTGTCCGCGACGATGTTTGGGCGGTTGACGACGCCTCTCGTGCCGTTTATGGACAATTTGTATATGGATACGCATTATTTCTTTGTGCCGAATCGTCTTGTTTGGTCGAACTGGGTTCGGTTTATGGGTGAACAGGATAACCCGGGAGCTTCGATTTCGTTTACAATTCCGCAGGTGGTTTCACCAGCCGGCGGGTATACGATCGGGTCGCTGTTTGATTATCTTGGATTGCCGACGGTGGGTCAGGTCGCGGGTGCGAATACTGTGACGCACAGCGCGCTGCCGCTGCGTGGTTATAATCTTATTTTTAATCAGTGGTATCGGGATGAGAACCTGATTAATAGTGAGTATTGCCCGACCGGGGATGGGCCGGATGTGGCCGCGAATTATGGGTTACATTATCGCGGCAAGCGGCATGATTATTTTACGAGTTCGTTGCCTTGGGTGCAGAAGGGCAATACGTCGGTGACGTTGCCTCTTGGTACGAGTGCGGCGATTAAGACGTTGACGCCGCTTACCACGCAGCTGTTTCAGACTACGGCGGGAGTTAACGTTGGACAGCTTAATGCGCAGAATGGTGCGGGTGTCGCTGCTTTGTTTAGTTCTGGTACTGGTGGTGCTACTGCTGGTGTTACTTTCCGCGATCCCGTGCAGCTCTATGCCGATCTTTCTACCGCGACCGCTGCAACTATAAATCAGATTCGTCAGGCGTTTCAGCTGCAGCGGCTGTTGGAGCGCGATGCGCGTGGGGGGACGCGGTATACTGAGATAGTTCGTGCGCAGTTTGGCGTGGCTTCTCCGGATGCGCGGCTTCAGCGTCCGGAGTATCTTGGCGGTAATTCGCAGCTGATCAGTGTTAATCCGATTGCTCAGACGTCCGCGACGGGTCTTACGGGTGGTTCCACGCCCGGTGGTAATCTTAATGCCGTGGGGCATGTGGTGTCGCGGAATGGGTTTACGTATAGCGCCGTCGAACACGGGTACGTGTTTGGTATTGTGTCTGTGCGCGCTGATTTGACGTATCAGCAGGGGCTGCGGCGTCATTGGTCGCGTCTTACGCGGCAGGATTATTATACGCCGGTGTTTGCGAACCTTGGTGAGCAGGCCATTTTGAATAAGGAGATTTATTGCGATGGTTCTGCGAATGATGCGAATGTGTTTGGGTATCAGGAGCGGTGGGCGGAGTATCGTTATCTGCCGTCTGAGATTACGGGGAAGATGAGGTCGACTGCGGCGGGTACGTTGGATGTGTGGCATGCGGCGCAGAAGTTTACGGCGCTGCCGACGTTGAACGCGACGTTCATTAGTGAGAATCCGCCGATTGCGCGGTTGTCGGCGGTGCCTAGTGAGCCGCAGATTAAGTTTGACGCGTTTTTCTCTATTAAGGCGGCTCGTCCGTTGCCGATGTATTCGGTGCCGGGCCTGATCGACCACCTGTAATGGTTGCCCCAGCGGTTATAGCGGCAGGCGCTTCGGTCCTGGGGGATGTGGTCGGAGGCCTGTTTGGGGCCTCCGCTGCGTCTAAGAATCGTAAGTTTCAGGAGCGGATGAGTAATACCGCGCATCAGCGTGAGGTCGCTGATTTGAAAGCGGCGGGGCTGAATCCGGCGTTGTCTGTGATGGGAGGTAATGGTGCGAGTCAGCCGGGCGGAGCTGTTGCGGAGGTTCCTCGAGATGTTGGGTCTAAGGCTGTTAACTCTGCTGTGTCGGCTAAGATTGCGGCGGCGCAGGTTGGTAACCTTACGTCTGCGTCTAATAAGAATAACGCTGAGGCTGCTTTAGCGGCGTCGAATAAGGCGTTGCTGGACGCGTCGCTTCCGCGTGTGGAGGCGGAGACTGCGCAATTCAATTCGTCGGCGTCGCGGAATGCGCAGGAGACGGAGAATTTGAAGCAGTTGTATAAGAATCTTAAGGAGGAGGCGGATAAGATTACGGCGGATCGTAAGTTGTCGGAGCTGTCGTATCGTCAGCAGTTGGAGATGCAGGCGATTTTGCGTGAGAAAGAACGTTTGGAAGTTCTTGGGTTGAAGCTTGGTATTCCGGCGAAGCGGAATCAGGCGGATATTGAGAATACGGATTTTGGGAGGCGTCGTGCAGAAGTTCAGGGACTCACGTGGGATAAGGCCCTTTTGGGTGGTATTAAGCGTGGTAGTGATGCTGTTGCTGCTGGCCTTCGTAATTTGAATAGGTCGCGGGATGTTAAGGTTCCCGCGGGTGGTAATCGTTCTGGTCCTCGTGGTCATCGTTAAGGAGTATTTATGGGTGTTGCTAAAGTCGTGGTGAGAGCGTTGTACGCGTATGACGCGGATGCTGTTTCCAATGAAACGGGTTTGGAGTGTAAGGATAAGTCGCTTACTGTTCAGGAGCAGAAGGATGAGGCGGATATCAATGTGATTTGGGAGCGGTACGTGAAAACTGGTACCGTTCCCGAGGTTCGGATGCCGCCGGTGTATGGTGATTTTGAGACCGAGGCGACGGATTATACGTCGGCGCTGGAGTTGGTTCGTGAGGCGGATGCCTCGTTTATGGCGTTGCCGGCTTCGGTGCGGAGTGAGTTTAATAACGACGCTGGATTATTTGTTGCGTTTGCGTCCGATCCTGCTAACATGGAGAGGCTGAAGGAGCTTGGTGTTCAGGCTCCGGGATTGGAGGAGGTTAAGTAAATGGACTATCGGAAAATTATTGCGGATTTGACCGCGAAGCGGGATCGTCAGCGCGAAGCGCTGAAGGCGACGGAGGAGCATATTGCCGCGATTGAGCGGATTGAGCGTTCTGAGGCTTCTCAGAAGCCGAAGTAGGTAGCACAGTGGGTCACTTCATGTAACTGTGCTAGGTGGAGAATTTCTCCACCTTTTGGGGTATAAGGGGGTTGTGAGCCCCCTTTTTATGGAGACCTGAGATGAAGTGGAAAGCGATGATTAAGCATTTGGTGTCGGCGCTCTTGGGCGCGCTGGCTGGGTATTTCAGCAACAACGGAGGTGCTGTATGAAGCCTGTCTCGCGTGGGAGGGTCCATAAGGCATCGTCCGCCCGGCAGTTCAAGCACAATGTGAGCCGCACGAAGGCGGCTAATGTGCGTCCGGGTCCGATGCGTGGCGGCATTCGGCTTTAGCCGGTGCCGTGCTACCACCCCCTTGACGCGTGGCACCACGGGTCAGGGGGGGTTAGTTTTTCTCGCTCGAGCGGTGCCGCTCGTTTCATGTCGCTGCCGTGTGGGCAGTGTATTGGCTGTAGATTGGACAGGTCGGTGTGTTGGGCCTGTCGGATTATGCATGAGTCGCGAATGCATGCGGTGTCGTCCTTTGTGACGTTGACGTACAAGGACGAGTGTGTGCCGTACGGTTCTACTTTGCATTATCCTCATGTGCAGAAGTTTATGCGCGATTTGAGGTATAAGTTAGGTAAGCCGGTACGGTTTTTTTGTTGTGGGGAGTATGGGGATCGGACGAAGCGTCCCCATTACCATTTAGCGCTGTTTGGCGCTGGTTTCGAGCTTGATCGTTATCATTGGCGCACGTCGAGCGCTGGTTTCAAGCTGTATCGTTCACCTTTGCTGGAAAGTGTTTGGGATCTCGGCAACGCCGAGATCGGTGACCTCTCGTTTGAGAGCGCTGCTTACGTAGCTCGTTATGTGACGAAGAAAGTTACAGGTGCTCGAGCGGAGGCGCATTACCGGAGAACGGTTTTTGAGACTGGTGAGGTTATTGATGTTGTGCCGGAGTTTGCTCGTATGTCACTTAAGCCGGGGATCGGCGGTGACTGGTGGGCTAAGTATAAGTCAGATTTTATTTGGCGGGATTATTGTGTGATGGATGGGCGGAAGGTTCCTCTTCCGCGTTATTATCGTTTACAGATGGATGATGAAGAGTTTAAGGTTCATGATCGTGTTAGGTTTGACAAGTTCAAGGATATGGATTTTGACGACGATGTGGATAGGTTGCGTGTGCGGGAGATAGTTGCGCGCGCGCGTTTGTCGTTTAATAAGAGGAGTCTAGAATGAAGTTGCATATTGTGGTTATTCGTGATTCTGGTGCGGATGTGTATTCACAGCCGCAGTTTGTGCCGTCTATTGGCGGTTTTGTGCGATCCTTTGGGGATCAGGTTAAGGCCGGTGGTGCTGATAATGCTTTGGCGAAGCATCC